GCTTGACGCCGCAACCTACTTGCTGGCGTTGGAGCACATCTTCCACCATCCGGTTGGACAGTGCAGCATCCTCATTGGTGACATAGACCGTAGCAGTGCCGCTGCCATCAGCAAATCCAGGGATGTAGGCGCGAAATGGCGCATACTGCCCAGCGGTTTGGCCGATGGTGGTTACGTCGATCTCAGCGCGGCTGATCTCAAAGCTCCATGACTGCACCTGGCCGACAGCGGCGTAGGCGGCATACTCAACCTGAAACTCATTAGGCGATACGGCCGTGCCGTCAGTGGTGATGCTAAGGATGGAGCCACCAAGCGTTGCTGATACGGTTAACGCACCAGTGGATGCGGTGTAGGTCAGCACGAAGTAGGTGGTAACAGCAGCAATGCCAGCAGGCAGGGTGCCGGAGCCAGCCGCACCGGTTTGACTGTTGACAATCGAGAACACAACCGGATCGCCAGCCTTTAGGTTCAGGTATGGCTGAATGGTGATGACATTAGTGGCAATAGTGACACCAGTTTCAGGAAAGGTGCCGCTGGTGCCAGCAGGCTTGTAGTAAAGAGCGCCGGACGTACCGGACAGGACAGTGATGGCCATTTGTGAACGGTAGTGGCTGCGCTTAGTCTACATACGCTTCAAACGTGATCGTAAGTTGCGTCTGGTAGTACGGCTCAGGCGCTGATGGTACCACCTGCGATGGGCCAGATGCTGCATCAAAGATGATGCCTGACACGGTTTGACGATCAAATAGATCCTTGATGCGCTCTGCAATGGTGAAGTTTAACGCCGCACCAGCACCGATGGGAGTGAATACATTTACCACCAACACACCGTTTTGCCGGTTGTAGGATTTGAGCGTGGCATAGGCGTTATCGCCAAGCCGCAGGAATACCTGTAGCCATGGGCTGTTATTAGGCGGCGTGAATGGCACATTCTGGTAGCTGACCGGGTAGGCCGGTGCAATGGCCATCTGCGTTGCGATGCGGCCCTCGATGGCGGCGCGGATGTCGTTGTAGGTGCTGGTCATGACTCCCTGCCGATCTTGGCGGCGGCTGCTATCACCCTACCTTGCACATCCTTAGCGATGCCCTGCACCCAGCCGGCATTGGCTTGCTTGCTGTGGCCATTGGCTAATGGCTCCGCATATGGCAGGTTGTTGTGGACGCTGTAGATGTTGCCGGGGCGTTCCTTGCTGTAGTTCATCCGCCGTAGCGCAGGTGGCGTTGGCTTGCCTGGCGGCTCGGTTTGATCCTTGTATGCGCCAGCAGCTTCTTGCTGTGGCCCAGCATCGTAGGCGCCGGCTGCATTCTCACCCACTTGCCAGCTAGCACGGAAGCGCCCGGTATCAACAGGACTGGCTGATTTAAGCAACGTATCAGTATCAGTTACTGCGCTTCTTATCAGCTTCTCCATTTGCTGCTCGACGTATGTGCCGACCTGACCAAGCCGAATCTCGCGTGCCATTATGCCCTCAGGATCAGCTCATGGGTAATCGGCGTATTGTCCTGCTCGATGGTGGTAACGCGGATGATTTGATGCGTCACGGCGCCGACCACTACGCGATCTGCAGTGGATGGTGCTGTGGCTAGATCTGCTGCTGCAATGGTCAGCCGCTTATCACCTGATTGGATCAGGTCATTCACCTCCCGCACATTGACATCTTCCAGCACACCACGCACCACTGTATCTACCGTGGTTTCTGCAGCAGTGCCGGTAGTAGCGTTGTAAGCACCAATAGTGACACGGCGAATGGTTACCACACCGCCAAACTTAGCCATCAGCTTGCTGGCAACCTTACGCAGCGGGTTGGCTAGTGTCATGCGGCTAGTCTAGAGCACTCCAGCAGTTAGCCATGGCGAATAGTGGTTATTGGGAGAGTTGGTCTACTTCTTGCTCAAGACGCATGGCCCAGCCTCTTGCCAGGGTGCCTTGCACTCGCAACCACGCTACTACCTGCAAGATGGCTGCGCGGGCTGGCCGGTCGTTGACGATGCCAGCAGAGGTTGCTTGTGCTGCGATTGCATCAGCCACACGCTCTACCAGTGGCGATTCAGGGCCAGAGCGAATCTTTTGCTGGACTTCCAGCGCCTCGATCCTGGCGCGGAGTTCTAGGATGCAGTTCGCCATGTCCATGGTGTTAGCCCCCCACTTTTCAGCGGCGGCCCACAGATCGGGGGCAGCGCGGTAATCTTCAGTCATCAGCTCATCTCAAGTGGGTTGGTCACGGGGCGGGCCTGCCAGGGCGCCGCTCCACCCAAATACTATCACTTAACACGTCTGCCCAATGCGTTAAGGAAAATGCGGTTTCGGTGACACGTTACGGCGGCTTTCCACTGCAACTACCGGGCACAAGCTCAGAAAAGACCGTGACTAATGGGTCTGGGGTTTGTTATGCAATGGGGACTAAGCGCTGGGGAATGAATATTTTTCTTTAACGGCCAAACATGCAGCAACGTAGGCGTCGATTTGTTCCTGATCGCCTTTTGCTATACCATCTAGGTAGTCGGCAGCTGGTGGATATTCTGTTGCGCGTTGAATCCTGATACCGTGTTTAATAGCTTCTAATGCATCTGCATCATTACCGGCTGGTACAACTGCGTTAATGTCATGGGCAAATAATGTTTTGCTGCAAGCCTCCTGGGCTTGGTACATAGTGATGCCATCCTTGTCAAGGCTAGATGTGATGGCATAAGGAATAAGCCATTCGCCTTTAACTAACCGGGGGCTGGGATAGTCGGTGCCGTAATTGACCATTAAAAATCTCCAAGATAGGTGTGCTTAATCTAACCTAGTTTGCCGCGTAGGCCGAGCGAGCCCCGACGCTAGCGCTCGCAGCGCCCGAAACATCGTACAGAGACAAGCAGAAGGCCCCAACAAGGGACCCACCGCCGGAACTGCCCCCCATAACGGCCACGCGCCAGCCGGAACTTGTCCAGAGACCATCAGCGAGATAAGTGGTGCTAGATGCGCCGGTCACAACAGAGGGCAGAAATACATCAGCCAATGGGAATAGTTCCTTTTGGTAAGAGCCGCCTCCGCTAGGTACCTGAGCATAAAAACTATAGCCCACGCTTGTGTCATCAGCAAAAACTGATTGGTTATTAGTTAGATATACAACACGTTCATATACGTTAATACCATCAGCCCATGTCCATGCACTTCCATATAAATTTTCAATGCCGCGATAGCTCATGAAATCTGAACTAGAACCGCCTCCTGTATATACATTACCGCTGCGGTTACCACGGCTATTACTAAGGCCAGTTGATACGCCATAAACACCACCTTCAATGGAACCGTTACCTACGACTTTTTGTGAGTTGTAATCACGGTATTCAGTTACCAATAAAGTTTGAATTGCTGCTAATTCTAAATATGATTGTACATGCCAGCCAGTACCACGCAATGCAGCACGGGTACGGAATGTAGCGCGGGTTAATGAACGTGTGTTGGTCTGTCCGCTTACGCTAGCAAGATTAGTACCATCGCTATACGCGTGGTAAGCACCCAAATAAAATGCAGCTTTATAAGTGCCATCAGTCTTAATAAATGCTGTATGCGGGCGGAAACCTTGTGCGATTAATCCATCGTTACATCCAAGACGAACCTCACGAGTATGTACACCGTTAATAAAACCATAACGCACACTAAATGCAGGAATTTCTACTACAACTTGCCCGTCAGTGCCATCTAGTACGCTAGCTACAGCACCTGCTGCTGGTGTCGCAGTTGAACTAGCAGCCACGCATTCCCATAAATATCCACCGTTGGTGACACGTTGTCCGAGAGTGAATGTACCGGCTGCCCATGCTGGTACACCAACACGTAGCAAACTATTAGTAGCTTCTGCTGCTGGTGCTCCAGTATATGCTGTTGCTAATGATTCAGTTTCAACAATACGCAGCCAATCAGCCGATTTATTTGCGCTGTTATCAGCATCTAAATAGTATTGAACTACGCCAGAATCATTGATTACGCAACGACGTATCCTTGATTGTACGTCAATGTTGATAGTGCCGCTTAATGAGCCAGTGATAATACTAGAGCCGGGTAAGTACAAAACATAAGCATCGTTATCATGATCCCAACCAAATACGGAGGCGTTGAGATCTTGCCAAGTAGGAACAGCGGCAGACCCGCTGCTAACACCTACCTCGTCAAATTTGCCTGTAAATGGGTTTAGCTTGTATCCCATGATCAGCTCCGGGTAACGGTCAACAGGTTGTTGCTGCCGTCATATGTCATTGTCAGCGTAGCTACGACATTGCCACTCGCCCCACCGCGCCTAAATACGGCTTGCGTCAAATCGGTGCCGGTGTAGGTGTTTGCAATGTAGTCATGCGTTGGGATTTCAAGCCCATCACGTGCTACTGCATCACCACCGCCTAGTAGATAGCTCATGACCGCCTGATGGAGAAATTGCCTGGTCCACTTATTCTAAGCCCTGTCAGGTACCGCTCCATCAATGGCGGCACCTTGTCCGCACCAACTGCGCCGTAGCCAAGGTTAGGCGTCACGTCGATGCTGCCGATCTTGACGTTCTTGTAGTCTTCCAATCCGCTGAGGCCAATCCCATCTGGGTTGTTGTGCAGATACGTTGCAAGTATGGTCTGCGCATACTGGACTTGTGGTGGGATCTCATCATCATCAAAGTAGTCTGTGGTAATTCGAAATGGAAAACCAACGGCATAGGTGTTGATGTATGTATCAGGTCTGCGCACACCAGTTCTTGGC